CTAATACTGCTTTTGCAGATCAGATGGCTTCTTCTAACGGTATCGTATTAAATAATCTAACTGTAGCTACAACATTCTCTATTCCTAGTGGATATTCGGCTATGAGTGCTGGCCCTATTACTATTAATAGCGGTGTGAGCGTAACAGTACCGAGTGGGTCTAAGTGGGTGGTGTTCTAAATGTTTGGTTTATCGGCATATTCACAAGCACCGTATTCGTCATTAGGTGAAGCTGGTAATTTTGTATTAGCTACGGCTAGTGTAGATGCTTTTGCCACAGTAACAGCAAACGCTTTTGCTATATATAGTGGTGCAGGAAGTGTTAACGGATCGGCTACTGTTTCTGCTATTGGTATCAGGATTCAGACTGCTACAGGCTCTATAGATGCAACTGCGGTGGTAACTGCGGCTGGTGGCATTATTTATAGTGGTACTGGCTCAATAATTGGCACTGCTACTGTAACGGCTAATGGTGGCTTAATAATACTTGCTACTGCTGCTGTGGATGGTACGGCAACGGTTACGGCAGAGGCTACTAGAACATTATTCTTTACTGGTGCTATTGACGGTACTGCTACGGTTACGGCTGACGGTATCAGGATTCAGGTAGGTACTGCTGCTATTGATGGAACAGCTACGGTAACATCGAGTAGCGAAGTTGATTACAGTGGCACTGCCTCAGTAGATGCTCTGGCAGAGGTTTCATGTTTAGCAATAGCTGTATGGAACGCCATAGCAGGTATAGAAGGAAATGCAGATATAAGCGCAGACGGTCAAGTAATTGGTGACGAGTGGGATAACGTAACAGAACAATCGAATACTTGGACTATCGTTCCTGAAGGTGAGAACACATGGACGGTAGTTTCATCGCAATCTGATACTTGGACAAGGCAATAAAGATGGCTAAACAACGCATAATATTCGGTGAATGGCTACCAGATCAGCCTGGTGTTACAGGTGCTTTAACAGGCGCAGTTAACTGTTATCCAGTTACTAACGGATATGCTCCAATTCTTGATGAAGTTGAGTATTCTGACGATGCTAACGCTGATTTATTGACTTGTTTTGCAGGTAAAACAGCAGGAACGGTATCATTATTTGGTGCTTCAGCTAGTAATTTGTACAAGTTTACTCCTGGTACTCGTGCAATGGCTCCATTAACCACTACTGGTTATACCAATATTGAGTATTGGGACGCTGTTCAGTATGGCGAGAAGATGATTATGGCTAACGGTGACAGCAAATTGCAGTCATACACGCTAAATGTATCTACTTATGCGGGTGATTTGGCTGCTGCTGCTCCTACAGCTAAATATGTAACGGTAGTTAAGGACTTTGTAGTCGCTGCTAACGTAACTGGCGAAGAAAACAAGGTCTATTGGTCTGATATTAACGATGAAACAGACTGGACTCCTGGTCTTGCTAGTCAATCTGACTCTCAGGTAATGCCTGACGGTGGTGACATCACAGGTTTAGCTGGTGGCGAGTTCGGAATCGTATTCTTAGAGCGTGCTATCTACCGTATGTCTTATGCAGGTAGTCCTTATTTCTTCCAGTTTGACGCTATTAACCGTACTTTAGGCTGCATCTCTGCTGGATCAATCATTAACTTTGCAGGAATTACGTATTTCTTGGCAGATGATGGATTTTATTCCTGTGATGGTCAGACTACTAAAGGAATCGGTACAGAAAAGATAGATCGCTGGTTTTTTGATAACGCTAATCTAACGGCAATTAAGTTAGGTATGTCATCTGCTATAGATACTGAGAAACGTCTGATTACTTGGCTGTTCCCTGCACAGAATGGTGACAATTTACTGCTGATTTATAACATCTCGCTAAACAAATGGTCGTATGCAGAGACTACTGCTGACAGTGTATCGTTTGCGCTAACTCCATCTGTAACGCTAGAAGGTTTGGATGTATTTAGCGCAAGCATAGACTCACTAGGTATCTCTTTAGATGATCGTCAGTGGGTTGGTGGTCTATTGTTATTGTCTGCTACGAGAGGCCCTAATATCGTTACCTTTAGCGGTCAATACAAACAGGCTGCATTAACGTCAGGTGACATAGATGTAGGTCATTCAGTTATTACTTTAGGCAGACCGATTGTGGACTCTGGTAGCGGCTCTGTAGCGGTCGCAAGTCGTGAGCTGTTAAATGATGCCATTACGTTCGGTGATGCGTCTGTAGCCGATTCTGAGGGTCGCTGTGGGCTACGTTCGGCAGGTAGGTATCACAGGGTTCAAACTAACCCTAGCGGCACATGGAAAACTGCTGTAGCGGTTGAGATTGACATAGCAGGTCAGGGTACTCGATGACGAGAACAGTCCAGTTTCAGACGTTGCCGCCTTTTGGTGGAGATCAACGACAGGTTGCTGAGGTCGTTCGTGGTGTCATGGACGGCAAGACGAATAATACTGGTACGGTTACTTTAGCCACAGGCAATGTGACTACTACGACTATATACGACAGCCGTATAGGTAAAGAGAGCTTGATATTCTTGGTTCCTATAAGTAATGCTGCGGAGGCTGATGCGGCTCCTTACGGTGCGTTTCAGGATACTACAGATCAGACTGCTGCTAATACGACTACAGCTTACGCAATAACATTAAACACCACTGACTATTCTAACGGTGTATATCTATCGAATAGCTCAAGGCTAAACGTCAGAAATTATGGTATTTACAACATTCAGTTTTCTATTCAGTTTAAGAATTCACATAACGATTCTGAAGAAGTAGATGTATGGTTTAGAAAAAATGGAACAAATATAGATGGGTCAAATAGTCGTTTTGGATTAACGACTCGTAAAAGTGCTGGCGATCCTAGCCACATGATTGCAGCAATTAATTTCTTTTTAGAATTGCAAGCCAATGATTATGTTGAGATAATGTGGCGTGTTTCTAATACTGGTATATCTATTGAGCATTATGGTACTGGCACAAGTCCTACAAGACCTGCTGTTCCTAGCGTTATAGTAACAATGCAATATATAGCTCCATCAGCTACAAGTAACATATACGTTTCTTCACAAACTCAAGGGAGTGCTACTTTGACACATTGGTCTAATAACACAGCAGATAAGACATACGGCTACATTGTGGTGGGCTAATGGAATTTCGACATATTCCAGTAGCAGAAATACGAGGGTGGTGGGCATCAATTAAAGCACCATTGGACAAAATTAAAGGGTATAGCCCAGAGGATTGGATAGTAGAAGATGTCTATGCAGATTTAATCTCTAATAGATCACTTCTATGGGTAGTTTTGAAGGAGCAGAGGTTCGGTGGCTTCTTCATATTGCAGCCATCTGGACTACATCTACACGTTTGGGCGGCTTGGACGTTAGAAAATGATTATCAAATGGTTGAAGATGGGCTAAAATACATAAAAGGCTTGGCAAGTCAAGCTAATGCAAAATATGTAACTTTCTCTAGCCATCGACAAGGTTGGCAACGTAGGGCTAAGAAGCTCGGTTTCAAGCCTAAACAGTGGATTTGCGAGGTGTAATATGGGCGGTGGTGGCGGAGGAAGTACAACGACAAGTGGTATAGATCCAAGCATCAAGCCGTATGTTGAATATGGTCTTGAGGAAGCTAAACGTCAATATCAAACACCTGGCGCAGCGTTCTTTCCTGGTCAGACTTATGTGTCTCCTAGTGAGGCTACTCAGTCTGCATTACAGGCTGCTCAAACTAGAGCTATGTCAGGCTCTCCAATTCAGCAAGCAGCACAGCAAGAGTATCTATCCACAGTTCAGGGTCGTGGCGTTAATCCATTCCTAGAGGGTGCATTAGCAGGAACTACTCGTAGGGCTGAGGAAGCATATACTCGTGGCGTACAAGGTATTCAGTCTAACGCTGCTTCAATGGGTCGTTATGGCTCTGGCGCAATGGGTCAGCAAGTAGGTCAGGCTCAGGATGTGTTCGGTCGTAATCTAGCGGAAACTGCTGGTCAATTGGCTTATCAATCTGCTGAGGCAGAACGTAATCGTCAAATGGCTGCTGTACAAGGTGCGCCAGCTTATGCTCAAGCTGACTACATGGACATTCAGAAACTACTAACTGCAGGTCAAGGTCAAGAATCGTATCAGCAGAAAGCTCTGCAAGACGCTATCAATCGTTACAACTACGAACAGACGTTACCACAGCAGAAGCTACAACAATTCACGAATCTATTCACTAGTGTGCCTTCTGGTGGTACTAGTACGACTACTCAGCAAGGGGGCAAATAATGGCTGATCCTATTACTTTAGCGGCTATTGGTGCTGTTGGTGGAGCCGCATTAAAACCTAGTAATCCGTTACAAGGCGCAATGTTAGGCGGTATGGCTGGATTTACTGGCGGTACTGCATTAGGCGTA